TCCTACAGCAACTGGAGTAGTTTACGACAACAATGCTTTCGATAACTTACCAGGGGATGAAAAACATTATTTAATTTCAGAAACTGAATTAGAACAATTAGCAATTGATGTTGCTGAATCGCATGTAGCTATTCATGGAAGAACAGCAGCTATATTTACTAAAAAACAAAAGAAACAAAAAATATTTGATTATGAAAAAGAATTAGGTCACGTTTATTTCTTTAAAAGTGCTAATAGTTTTAAAGTAGGTAGTTCATGTAAAAGGAATATAAAAAATAGAGTTAGATCACAATGTCCAGATGAAGTATTAGCTGTAAGTAAAGCAAGAGGTGACTATAGAGATTTAGAAAAAAAAATACATAGAATGTTTGCAAAAAATCGTGTAGGAAGATATGAAATATTTAATGATTTGACAGAAAAAGATGTTAAAAAGATAAAAAAATTGCTAGGAAATACAATAGCCGTAGAAATCAAACTAAGAGGACAAAAATGAGATATATACTTGATGTCTCAGGTAGAGACCTAGAGCTAATCAAAGCATCTATAGTTAACTTTGAAAGGTCATTAGAAATGTCATCGCAAGGTGACTTTAGTCACTTGATTGATGAGTTGAATGACACTTATTTAAGTTTGAAAAGACAGAAAAGAAAACAACTAAATTCAAAGCTAAGAAGGAAATGGGGGGTAAATTTATGAAATCTTTTTATAAAGAATTAGAAAAGGCAAAAAAAACCATAATAAAAAATTTATGGATTCAAAAAGGAATGCTTACTGATGAATGGTTTCGTGATCAAATTACAACAAAAGAGTATGTTGTAAGAGATGAAGAGTTAAAAAAACGTATTAAAGAACTTGAAGAATGAATGAAATAACAATTAGGGTTGTAGGAATCCCTGCTCCTCAAGGATCTAAAACCCTTACACGTTGGGGTGCAATGATTGAAGCATCTAAAAAGGTGAAGCCTTGGAGAACTGATGTAAAAGAAGCTGCACTTGAATGTTATAACAGTGGAGCATTGAATTTACCTGTAAAGGCAGAAATAGAATTTGTTTTTCCTAGACCAAAGTCACATTATGGAACAGGAAAGAATGCAGATGTGTTAAAACCTTCAGCACCAAAGTTCTGTACAAGTAGAGGTAATGGAGATATTGATAAGCTTTCCAGGTCTACTTTGGATGGATTATCTGTAAGTGCCGGGGGAAGTGTGTTAGAAGATGATTCTCTTGTTGTTGAACTTAATACAAAGAAAAGATATATCAATAAAAATGAATTACCGGGAGCATATATTGCAATATCATCCATTTGTGATTAGTATACTATTAGTTTACTAATAATAATTAAACATGACCACAGAAACTGAACTGCCTCCAGTTAAAACTTATACTATCCCTAATTTAGGAGGGATCTTAACTACTGGTGATCTTTATAAAAAAGGAAAATTTGACTACAGTGCTTGGGCAAAGACAGCACAACGAATCAGAGAAAATGCACCTAATTGGTATTTTGCATTGCAACCAAATTCAGAAGGAGACTTTGTTTGGAAGACTCCCAATAATACAGGTCTACTGATGGGTTATTTTCAAAACGTAATAACAGGAATCAAACTTCCTTTATATCCTTATGCAATTACAGAAGGGCCAAACAGACCGATTGTTTATGACAAGATATCTGCTAATGATATTCAAAATTCTCATCGAAGATGTTTATGTGCTTGTGCCTGTTATTCTTTTGGAGATGCTTTTGAACTTTGGGCAAGAGTTGAAGTTAAGGAATTAGATCAAGAACAAAAAGAAACAAAGGAGGGTATTACAAGAACTCCTGATAAACCCAATCAACAACCCGAACCTGTTGAATCTATTGAAGATAAGAACTATGGTAAACCTATAGCACAACCTGCTTTAGAAGCTGTCGTACAGAAGATTATGAACTTAACTCAAAAGTATCCTAAGAAAAAAGACAAAGTTCTTGATCAATACAAATCTCAGTATGGGATTACATCTGAAAAGATTGGCCCTGCTGACATAAGAACTGCCGAACAAGGTCAGTTCCTTACACTTCTAATAAATGAAATTGATTCAACTCTATGACTCAGGAAGAAGCAGAATTTGCAGGGAGACAAGTTCTAGATCAACTTCACGAACGCAAGCTAGATCGCCATAAGGATTACAACAGAAACATCTTTTCAATTCGTACAGATGATCTTCTTGCTAAACAAATAAGAACATATTGCAAAGACAATAATGTTCCTCCCAATCAATTTATTAAAACTGTCCTTCAAAATTATTTTACAAATGCCTAATTTTGCTTTACCTCTTCCAATCAAATGGTCTGTTGGAAAAAACAAATTCAATGAAGAAAACCCTAATGAACCACTACTTGCAATTCAAGTACCTGTTGAATCTGTCACTTCATTGATTGAACATCTTACAAACCTTGTGAATACAAAACAAGTGTCAAAAAAAGTATATGATCCAAAAATTGGTAAAAGTGATGAAAAACCATGCGTTATGCTTTATTGCAAAGGCACTAATGGTGACTATGGATTATATGGAAGCTTTTCACCCTTGAAAATCGAAGATGCCCCGGATCTCACTCAAATGGAATTTTAATGAAACCTCCACTAAAAATACTTGATGGATTTGCAGGTATTGGTGGTTTCTCTTATGCTGCTCATAAAATAGTAGGAGGTTTTGAAACCACTCAATTTATTGAAATAGATAAATTCTGTCAGAAACTTCTTGCTAAACGATTTCCAAACATTCCCATTCATGACGATGTCAGAACCTTTACAGCTAACCTTGGAGAATTTGATGTCTTCTGTAGTGGATTCCCATGCCAAGACATATCCGTGGCCGGGCTTCAAAAAGGTATTACCAAAAAAACAAGATCAGGTCTTTTCTTTGAAGTCATCAGAATCATACGCATGGTACGACCAAAATTCGTTGTCCTGGAAAACGTGGCAGCGATCCTTAATAACGGATTGGACATCGTACTCGGCGAGCTTTCAGAAGCAGGGTATGATGCGGAATGGGCAATTGTATCGTGCGAAGATATGGGAGGCTGTCATCGAAGACAACGTTGGTGGTGCGTTGCTTACCCCAAGGGCGAATTCTGCGATGGCAATGAATCTAAATCAACCTTCAATAAAAAATCATCGACATCCAAATTTAGAAACAGTGATATCAAGTCTTCCAACTCCAACAGCGAGGGAATGGAAGGACGGGTCATGGAAGTCATGCAGGAATTGCAAGAAACACCAGACTTTAGGAAGACAGATTCATGTAGCGGTAAGGAGTTTACCGACACCAACAACAATGGATCATCTTCCACAGAGAAGTGTGGAATCAATGAAAAAACAAGCAACGGAACATCGCAAAGGCAGGACTCAGTTAGCCAATCTCAGAGAGGCAGTGAACCCACAAGCAATAAATCTTTTCAATCAGTTTCAAACACTTCCTACACCTACGGCTCACGAACACAAGGCAACTGGTCAAAAGAATACAAGTCAATCTGGGCAAATGCTTTCATCAATAGCTCGCAGGGGAGAACTCTCGAAAGAGACTGGACTAGATATGTTTCTGAACCCTGCCTTCGTAGAGGAGATGATGGGTTACGAGGTAGGATGGACCGACTTAAATCTTTAGGAAATAGTGTTTCTCCTCCAGTTGCTGCGATACCATTACAAAGAGTATATGATCTTTATTACAAATGAAACCAGTTAGAAAATCAATTCTTAAACTACGCAAACTCAAAGATATAAGACGTAAAAATTTAGAAAAGAATTTTTTAGAAATACAAATGAAAGGACAGGATCATTATGTTTTTATAAAAGAAAATGGCAAAGCACAAGTGATTTATGATGAAGGTCGTTGGGTTACAGAACACATAAGAACTGCCGTACTTAAATTCAATTATGAAGTTGATAAAATTGATAAATTATTAATTAAAGACTTTACTGATGAAGAGATCAAGGAATACGAAAAAACTTCTTAATTGGATTAGTTGATTTTTTCTTTTCTTTTCTCATTTCTCTTATAACTCGTTCAGATTCCATTTCTATAAGTCTATTTAACAGCGAAGCCATAAAAATATCTTGATCAAATTTTTTTCTAACCATATGTGTACAATATCTTTTTACGTTATCTATATCATTAGCTTGCATAATCTCTCTACATTGCATCTCAACCTGTAATTCCATTTCTGGAGGTGCAGGTTCTATATCAATGTTGAGAAAGTTAGTAATTTTCATATCACTAAAGATTTGTAGTAGAACCCGGATATAATCTGGCTTCGATAAAAGCAACTGCCTGATCATCTATTGTGTTGTCGGTTTGTTTAACTAATGCCTTTAACAGATCCACTATCAATCTCTTCATTGCTTTAGATTTTATAAAGACAAGGAGGATAGGTTTTAGAATTTTTACCATCGTTTTTATGTGTTACTTCCCAAACATAGCTAACTTGCTAGTATTAGACAAGAATCTTAACTTTTATGGCTGAAGATACCACCAAAGAAGTAGAACAAGAAGAATCGCAGCAAGGTAATTCAATCCTGTCTAATCTTGTCCAGATGATTATACTTTTTTGGAGTTTGGGGGTTATTTCTTTTGCGTACTTCGGAAATTCAACCCGACAAATTGATACGACCTTTGCCGCAGGTTTGCTCAGTGCTGTCATGTCAAACATGGGTCTACAAGTAAAATCTGCTACAAATGGCAAAAAGAAACTTGGTAAGGTTAATATAGTAGATAACAAGAACTCTAAAGTAGGTATCAAATGAAAAAACTGTTTGCTTTACTTCTATTCTTACCATCAGCTGCCTTTGCTGATATAAAACAAGAGTTTGTTACTTCGGCACAAATTACTGTAGATATGCCTTTTGTAACGACCCAAAAGGTTGGTACGACCTATTCTTTAAGCGGAAACAATATCACCCCATCTGTAACTGTAGGAGACACCACAACATCAGGAAAGATTGGTGGAATCAATGTTGGTTCGTTATCTAACGGAGTGCCAGCTATGATTCAAACTGATACCACAGTAACTACTAGCGGTTCAGCGTTTTCAAAAACTGAATCGGTGACTATGGGTGACGCTACACCATCTGCGGTAACTCCTTCTAGTGGTATAGCAGCATTACCAGTATTAGGTGGAACAACAACTGTAGCTTCGGGTGGTACAGCAGGAAACCTTGCTCTTACTTCGTTAAGTTCTGGGATTCATACTTGCACCGCAGGGGGGTCTGGCACAAGCTGTATAGGATCTACTAAAGTCACTATTACGATTGACTAGACTTTGGCTGCTGGTTTTATTAACATTACCTATAAGAACACTTGCTGTTCCTGTAGTTCCACAATTTCGTTCGGGTAGTTCTCAGACTTCCTCAACTTCGGAATCAATAATAAATGAAACGATCACAAGCCATCAATATCGCACAGGATACTCCTACTCAGCATCAGGACATAATATCGAATCTGAAACAGGATATATCAACCCTACTCCTACGACTACGAATGAACAAACAGTCGGGGGAGTAAACTTTCATTGGACTTCACCAAATTTAGAAGCTATTCCTCGTTGGTCCATATCAAACGATGGAGCAGCATTTTCTCTTCAAGAGACACTGATCACTCCAGGGCTGGACACAGTAACCACCATAACTCGTCAAATAAACACAAGCACCACAACAGAAACTACAACTACATTTGGGCAGTAGCTATAATCCTTTGCCCTGCAAGGGTTTTGGCTAATACAACAGTAGCATCTCCGAGCAGTAACGCACAGGGCGTAGTAAATAACAATGCGACCATGATAACTCCAAGCTCAATGCCAAGCTACAGAATGAGTCAAGGCATAGTGTGTGCTTCTCCTAGTCTTACAATTACACCATATGTAACTGATAGTTGGTCATTCGATAGACCAATGGAATATGTCACTAGGCAAAACATATATGATGAAGAAACAGGAGAGGTAAAGTACGTTCAAGAAACTCCCCGATTTGAAAAAGATAATTACAATTTAAACTATGGTATCTCCGCTCAAATAAATATTCCATTAGGAAAATCACCAGCACTCTGCCATAAAGCTACAGAAGTAAATATTGAAGCTCAGAAACTACTAATAAAGAAAACCAAAATGGAAATTAGTTTATATCGTTTGGAACAATGTGCGGCTCAAGCTAGATTAGGTGTTACTTTCAAGCCTAATACTCCTAGTGCTGTTACCTGTGAAGATATTGTCTACAATATTCCACCAAATCAAGTTATCCCACATACTCATAAATTAGAGTAGGCTAGATCGGAAGGGTCTTTCACAGTTGCCTAAGCTGTTTAAGCCGCATCAGAGAGAGGTTGGCTGACCTAGTATTTCTCTAGGCATAACAACTCCGATCTAATAAAAGCAACTGACGTTCCGACAGAGCAGAGGTTGAGTCAACAACTTGATAATGGGTCTGGTTGCTTATGTACTATTCTATATCTTTTTTCTTTTTCGTCAATTTGGAAACGGCTTGCTTTACTAATGGTCGTACAAGTTGAAGAATAGCGGGAGCAGATGCCCCAACCAAAGCCAAGCTAAATACCCCAACAAACTGAGGGGCAGAAGGTATGTACTGATCTTTCCACTCAACTGCTTCATAGATAGTTATACATTCAGACCCATCTTGCCCTCTTTCGTGCCCGATGACACGTTCCAGTTTCTTTTCGTTACGAAAGTCTCCTACTCTTTGGTCATTTTTACCAGGACAGGGAGGAAAATCTGGTGGGGGAGGGTCAGGTGGTGGAGGAATTTTTGGCTGCTCTGTTTCTGGTAAAGGCGATGCTTCATTATCAACAAGCGGTTCTTCTGTAATGACCATATTTTCAGGTGTATAGTCAAGAGGAACAAAACTAGGAAACGGAAAATCACACGTTGTAAATACGCCATTTGGATCTTCCAATAATAAATTACGATTACCAGTATTTTTTATATCACGATGTTGATAGGTACAACCAGGAACATCTATATCTGGTGGCTTTGTAATAGTTAAATAGTGAGGAGTATAGATTTCTGGAACGTCTGGAATGTATATCTCAGGAATATTTATATCAGGTATCTCCATCTTTTACATCCCCTATAGAAATAGACCAACCATCTTCTCCAAATTTACCTTTTTCTATAATTTTTGGTTTTTTTACTTTTTTATCTAATTTTTCATGATACTTTTTTATATCGTTATCTAGTTCTAAATTAAATTTTTGCATACGCAGCCAATGTACTAATTTATTAACATAATATTTTACTAATTTTTTTACAAAACCAAAAATCATTTAATGATCGGCATTGATGGGCCTGTCATTTTAGGTAAACCATTATCTAATAATTTTGGCATCATGCCTTGTACATTATCTAATATTTCATTCATTACTCTAGATTTAAACTGTTCTGAAGTTACATACTTGTAACCAAAGTATGCTCCACCACTCATGGAAGCTACCATTAAAAATGAAATAATACTTAAAACATTAGCTATTTTTTGAAACATGATTAAAGAAGCTATCCTCCGTGCAATAAGTCATAGCCTTATTATATCAATGCTGCTTATAATACCAACCATAGCTCCGTTATATTTAATAACAGGAATGATGACAAGGCAGATGCAGAGTAAAATTAACTAATTTTGCCGTAAAGACCTTCAGCGTCTTGCTTTACTTGCTCTTTATTTTCTTGGGAAAAATCAGTTAAACGATCAGCTAAAACAGCTTCAATTTGAATATTCCTTATCTGTAAACTGTTAACCATATTAGTAAGTTGTTGTACTTTTTCTTTGTTTTCTTTTAACTCAAGTTGCAACTTATCTGTTGTAGGTTTTGTCATAGTTTTTTGTAGATAATTTTAAAAAGGTGTTCCTGTAGCTTCAACAGGTGTTTGTATTAGTGTAACAGCATTATCCATTGCTGTCTCCATTGCAGTTACTTGAGTAGTTCCCAAAGATTCTTTGACCCATGTGATCATGGTATCTGCTGTCGGGGTTTTTTTACTTGTATCAAAAGCAATAAATTCAGATGGTAATTTTGACGGCTTTTCAAAAAAGACAGAACCAGTTTGCCTTGTACCTTCTACTTCTGTTTCACCATCCATTGCTTTTAGACGAAAAATAATTTCTTTTATGAAACCATCTGCAATGTCTCTTTTACAGGTGTTAATTTCCCAAGTTTTAGTAATTGCCATTAGAGTTCAGATTTAGTTGCTATAAGTTTAGCTTTATAAGCCGATTTTACATCATCAGTCCAAACAATACCACAAATATTTTTAACTTCATCAGGAATTGCAGTAACTCCATCAGCTTCTTTATCTAATGGATTGTCAATTAAATTATTTGAAGCATCTAACGTACCACAATTTAAAATATATCTATTATACGATCTTGAAATTTCTGTTCCATCTCTTTTAATTACAAGTGATTTTCTTACCTGCACAGTTTTATATATGCCTACAACCTCTATTTTGTCGTACTCGATTGACTCTGTAAGTGCCATTAGGATTAATCTCCGATTAAAACAGGTTTAGGCTTAGTTTATAGACTTAGCTCGGTCTAAATTATTATGCAAAATAAGTAACAGTACCACGAACAGTAAAATCACTATCAATATCACTAGCAGTTAGTTGATCAGGGTCATCTTCTGGACCAGCCGTACCTCTTAAATATATTGCATCAGCATCATCAGCTATAGCAGTAATATGTGATAAGTTAGGGTCAACGTGTTTCCAAAAACCACAAATACCAGAAGATTCAATACTAGAACCAGTTATATTACTTGCTACTCCAAAGGGTAAACCAATTATATGTAAATCACCTGACATTGAACCCTTGCCTGTTATTTCAATTGCCCAACTAACTGTTACTTTTCTTCCTACTTTTGTATAAGACCCAGATTGAATAGAATAGCCACTAGCATTATTACTACCTCCTCTTAAAGTAGGAGTCCAAGTTCCTTCCTCATAATCATCTAAAAGTTCACTTGAAGTTGTACCAGACCCATCACCAGTAGCACTAAAATCAATACCATTACCAGAAGGTACAGCTAAATTACCTGTAATAGTAACTCCAGATGAAGTTGTCTCAAACTTTTTAGTGCCATGATGATACAGGTCAGTTGATCCACCAGCAGTGCATTCAAGCATTTTTTCGCCAGTGTTAACTTGTAAAACTATATTATTATCTGTACTGTCTTGAACATATAAAGCTAAATCGCCATTATTTGGATTACCTATAAAAAACGAACCAGATGAAGATATATTTCTTATGTTTGCACCACCAGATGTGTTAAATATATCTAAATTTCCATTACTTACCTGAAATCCATTTGTTGTAGTTTCAGCTTTTTTACTGTTGTCATAATAGAGTTCTACTGCCCCATCAGCTATAAATGAGGCAAGAGTCTCATTGTTGCTACCATTTTTAAAATCAGTTCTTTCACTTGTAATTGAACAGGAATTATTACCAACAGTAGATATAAAGTTTGTTGAACTATTAGCATCATGAAATATAGATAAATCATTACTAGCACCAAACCTTAAGCGGTTTTGAGTTAAGCTACCAACGTCACCAAATTCAATATTTTGATTATTAGTATCTAAAGCACCGCCTAGTTGTGGTGAAGTATCTTCAACAACATTACCTAAACCACCAGTTGAAATAGCAGAACCATTAACTTTTAAAGTACCAGTAATATTAACACCATCGCTAAGTGTCTCAAACTTTTTACTGTTGTCAAAAAACAGTTCTACGGCTCCGTTTGTAATGTATGAAATAGCACTTTCATTATTAGTTCCTTGAATTAAAATACTGCCTTCACTCTGTACATATAAATTTCCTGTATTGTTGTCTATAACAGTATTATTTCCATCGTGATAAATTTGTAAATCCTGACTAGCACCGAGTTGTAGTTTTTTATTATCTGCGGGTATTTGTACGCTGCCATCTTTTAATATTTTAAACTGCTCTGTAAGAGTACCACCATCTCCTGACCAACTATCTCCAATACCAATAGTAAGTATTCCATTACCAGAATTAAGTATTTTTGGACAGTTAGCACCAGCACTATCCTGATTACCCATTAGCAGTCTTTGACCACCAGCAGCGTCAGTTATGCTGAAATTATCTGTAACTTTAGCTCCCGTTGAAGTTGTCTCAAATTTTTTACTGTTGTCAAAGTAAAGTTCAGCTTGTCCGTTGTTTATAAATGCAGCAAAGTTTTCAGTTCTATTGCCATTTTTTAACCTTGTTACGTCAGATGATATATCTAAATCACCTGTGGCGTTATAAATATTACTGTAAGTACCTGTATGAAATAGCTGTAAATCTTGACCAGCACCGATTTGTAGTTTTGCGTTATCTGCTGGTATTTGGATGTTTCCGTTAGAATCTATTAAAAATCTGTCAGCAAAACTATTTGTTGCATCTTCAATTATAAAACTTCCAGATTCTACTTGGATTCTAAAATCAGAATCATTGTTAGTATCTGTAAAATTAATTATTGGACTTGTATCTGATATTGTCAGACGACCTGTAAGTGTTCCACCTTCTGAGGTTGTCTCAAACTTTTGTGAGTTGTCAAAGTAGAGTTTTACGGCATTATTGTTATTTGCAGCAAGGTATAGTTCGTTAGTTGCTTGGGATCTTAAATGTACATTATCTCCGTGAATAAACAAATAACCACCACCATATTGCTGTCTCAGCGTAAGATTATCAACATTAGTGCTTTGAATTGTACTTTGACTACCTGTATGAACAATCTCTAAATCTTGACTAGCACCTAATTGTAGTACTGCGTTGTCATTTGGTATTTGTATGTTGCCATCTTTTTTAATAACTAAACGATCATTTAAAGTATTGTTAAAAGCTGTTTGTAAAGTTAACTCACCGTATCCTCCATTACCAGATGTGTCGCCTTTTATTCTTACTACATCTCTAGGTTGACCATTACCATCTACGTTTTCAAATGTAATCTGACCACCACCACTGTTAGAAGAAGTACTAGACCTAATATTTATGTCAGCAGCGGTATTTACAACTTCGATTCCAGTTGAAGTTGTTTCTAGTTTGGTGCTGTTATCATATCTAAGCTGTACTTGTGCATTAGCTATTGCATATATTGCAGTTTCATTATTAACAGGATGAATAAGAATATTACCGCCACCACCTCTAATGGTTAAATCTCCTGTGGTGTTATCTATAAACGAACTATTGTTACTACCATTGTGATATAAACTTAGATCTTGAGAAGCACCTAATTGTAGTTTTGCGTTGTCTACTGGTATTTGTAAATTACCACCAGATGTAAGTTTTAATTTTGTTGCAACACTTGAACCCATGCTGAAAATTAAATCAGCAGAGTTACTATGACTTATTCGACTCGCTTCTGTGCCATCTCTCTGAATTATAATTCCTTCTGTACTTCCTAAGGCTCCATTGATTCTTATAAGTCCATTACCAGAACCCGTTGAATTTATATCTATACCGTTTGAAGTTGTCTCAAGTTTTTTACTGTTGTCAAAAAAGAGGTCTGTTGATCCATTCCCAGCAATATTTATACCTGTTTCTGTTCCCTGAACATGAAAAAACATATTATCCGCAGCTTTAACAAAAACATCATCTCCAGTACTTTCAATAATTAAATCATTAGTAGTATTTTTTATGTAACTGTCCGTTCCATCGTGATAAATTTGTAGGTCTTGAGATTCTCCAAAAGTTATACGATCATCAGTAGCACTACCACTATCTCCTAAACTAATATTTCTGCCATTGGTATATAAAACACCAAATAAACTAACACCAGAATTATTTATTCTAAGTCTTTCTGTTCCGCTAGTTTTTAAATCTATAGTATCAGCAGCAGAAAAATGTACTAAGGTATCAGTATCACCTTCGTGTAATAAAGCACCAGCAGTAATAATATCGTTTGCTGTAACAGAACCATCTACATCTATTCCAGTTGAGGTTGTCTCTAACTTTTTAACAGAGTCAAACCTAAGCTCTACACTACTATCTTGAGTGCAGCGTAAATAAACTTCACCGCTATTTGTATTTGGTCTAAGGTCTAAATTATCTGAATGTATTAATAATGTACCTGTATGATTAGCTATAAGAGAATTACCTCCATGGTGAAAAATATCTAAATCTTGAGAAGCACCGAATTGTAGTCTTACGCCATCGTTTGGGATTTGTATGTTGCCATTAGAACTAATTTTTAACCTTTCAGCGTTATTAGTGGTGTCTTTAAAAGTTAAAGCACCACCATTCCCTGATATTTGGTAATCAGGGTTATCATTAGTCTCAGTAAAAGTTAAAACAGGTGCAACACCTTCTATAGTTATTTGATTGCCAGTAGTCTTTATAGTTCCTCCAAAAGTACTATCAGCATCTACATCCACACCACCAGCTAAAGTAAAAAGAGTAATCCAAGCATCATTACCAGAGTTTCTTATTTTTAATAAGTTTGCAGACGTATCTGCCCATAACATATAAGCGTATTTTGTCGGTGGTTCGCTATTACTTGAATTATTAGTTACTATCGCACCAAAAACAGAATTAAGGTCTGCAAGCACGGCAGTTCCTGTTCCGTTTGCTATAACATAATCTGTTGCTACTGCCATTACTTTTCCTGTTTAATAATATCTTAAGTTGAAGCTAGAATAAAAGCAAAAAATCATTTAATTAACCTTCTTGAGTAGTAACGGAAGTTGCTGAAGCTATATTATCCTCATAACCCACAACCCTACCGCCGTGTGATTCTATAAAGAATCTATCTAATGTATTTCTTATACCAATACTTCCAGAAGTAGAACTATGATTTCCAACAATAAAATAATTATCTAATTGGCCTGTTGCCGGTGGGTTTGCACTATTACCTGTAATTTCAAAAGCAATAGGTGGGCCGTCTTGAGAAATAAATCCATCAACTGCAAGATGATCTGCAAATGAAGTTGTGCAACGAAAACCTTTAACAGCATTTCTAAAACCCATAATCGCTAAATTTTTAAAAATTATGTTTTTAGCATTGTAAAATACATAAATTACTTCAGTTATATCTGTTGACGCATCTGAGTTTGTACCATCACTTCCACCTACTGCTGGTTTAGAGTCACCTGCCAAATCAAACGAACCATCTTGAATCATAATATTACTAAAAACTACGTTTTCATAAGCATATAATTGAATTTGTCTGCCTACTTTTACTAAAGTTTTGGTAGTTCCAGTTATAACTCCTCTTGGTGCAATAATCTGTACATTTGATATTGTTACATTTTTAGCAGTAGGACTTGCACCTGAGTATGCAATACTGCCATTTCTGATTTGATGATCTGGATTTGTAATCGTATCACCACCTAAACTTGTATTGCTAAAAGTAAGGACACCTCTGCCTGTGTGTTTTATATCCATACCTTCAGCACAATTAACTAATCGTAATCCGTCTACTGTAATGTTATAAGGTGCTGGTGCATAATCATGTCCTTTTATTTGTAATCCTTTACAACCTGCGACACCGAGACAATTTGAAATTGTTACATTACGACTTCCGTCATCTATTTCATAACAGTTACTATTAGCTGGTATTAAAACTCCTGATGGATTTCTAGACTCACAACCCGTAATTAAAATATCAGTTGAAAAGTGCGTTGTAATATTGTCATCGCCACTTCCTTCAGCGTAACAGTTTTGAAGAATTACATTTTTGCAACCTTGATCTTGTATTACAACACAAGCCGTTCCAGAATTTATACTGACAGTTGAATCTGTTGTAACTGTAAACGTATTAGCGTCTGCTACTGTAACTACATCATATAAACCATCATGTGCTGTGCTACCAGTAATTCTTAAGAAGATTTGATCGTCAACACTAAAACCATGTGCAGTTAAACTGACAGTAATTGTTTTACTTGAACCAGCTACAGTCGCATTACGAGCTATGGTATCGTAAATCTGAGGTGTTGTTTTTGTTGCACTACCACTAGCACTTCGCCTATATTTTGGCGAAGTCACATCTATACAATGCTTATAAGCGTTGAGAGCTTTTACATTATTTATAAGAACATTCTCACTAAAACAAATACATAAAGTAGTAGCGTTTATATCTTGAAAAACATCGCCACCAAAATCATCACTTCCACCATTAACAGTAAAAGTACTAGAAAAATTTGCATCATTTGAAGCTAATGCAGCACCATCATTTATACGAGGGTCAGTAGGCTTTGTACCACCACTTACAGTATGTCTGGCCTTATTAAAATCTAGGGTCATATGTTCAATAATTACATTTTTAATTTTGTTATCTCTACTACCTGTACGAACTAGGGTTGTATCTCTACCAATTGTACTTTTCATCCTAATAATGCTTGCCTCACCAGCACCAAAAAAATGAGTATTACTTTTTACATTAATCGTATCTTCAACTTGATAAGTACCAGCAGGCAAATAAACACTAACCCCTGATGTTGAACCTTGATTTAAAGCTGCCTGAATATTAGCCGTAGCATTATAGGTGCTAGTACCAGCACGAATATCTGCGTGTTGTGCTGAAGGTATAAAATCTAAAACTGATATTGTATCTTGGAATCTACTGGTTACAGTTCGAGCATTTGCACCAGTTCCTGTTTGCGTAAAAGATAATTTAGTTCCAGCAATAGCAGCACTATTACTTATATCAGCATTAACTATGGAACCAGCAGCTATTCCACTAGCTATAAAAGAAGAGCCATTATAAAATTCAATATTATTTAGATCACTATTAAATCTAAAATCCCCAGCGACAGGACTTGTTGGTCTTTGTCCTGTTGTGCCGACAGGTAAACGAAAAGCACTTGTATATCCATGAGTTATTCGTTCAGTTAATGTTCGTTCAGTTGCACTTCCAGCGGACAAAGGTAATAAACCTAAATAACTCGTATTTATATTCCCTAAAGTTATATAGCCATCATTACCTCCATTTCTTATCTTTAATAAGTTTGAACTTGTATCTATGTGTGGTTGAAAAGCTGTATTAATAGTTGGATTACCTGTACCACTATTTAATGAATTTATAGCAGCAGCGATTTGATTAAGTTTTGTTCTGACATTCAAGCCAGTACCATTATCTATTACATATCCAGAACCACCAGTGTCGTCTACTCTAGCCATGTTATTTGAGTATTAATAGGTTCATTCTACCCTTTTTTGCCAAATCCAACAGCCGTAAATCCAAATTTTACAGTATCTGTTGTACCACTGCGGTTTGATGGAGTAGCTGCAACACCAGTGCTTGTTTTAAATGCAACAGTAAATCCAGCACCAGTTATATTTGTAACTTCAAAAAATTCACCACTAAGCATATTTTGTGCAGTAATACCAATAGAAGGAAGTGTGCTATTAACACCACCTAAAGAAGAAGTTCCTGTAAAATATTCATTTTCAAAAGTAATAGTTTTTGTACCAGTTGAACCAGCATCAATAAGTTCCGTACTTTGTTCTGTCCTTCTTGGAAAACTTGCTGTATAACCTAGTTCTGTTATTTTTACATCCTGGTTTGCGTCATTACTTGTCAGTAAAGCTCTAAATTTAAAAGATTGTCCTTTAAATCTACCATTGGCAAAACTAGCAAACTCTGTGTAATCAGCACCGCAGGTAACACTTCCACTTGTAGTGGCTGAATTTGTAACCGTAATTTTAAATTGGTCAGCATTTGTAATTGATGTAATCTGAAACTCACCATCTGTTGCAGTACCAGAAGTAAAATCACAGGTAACAAAATTATTTACTTTAAAATTATGACCATTTATATTTATTGTTACAGTTGTTCCAGTTTGAGTATACGTACCAGTTTTAGAAGTATTGGAAGGGTTACCAGATGATCTCACTAATAGTTCGGCATTAGCATCAAAAGCTTCTACTCCGTCAAAATTGTCTAAGGTATCTACATCAACAATAAAATCAAAAACATTATTAGGATTAAACGCATCGGAAACAAGGTGTCGTTTTAATTCTAAATTATATACAGCACCTAAATCTAAAACTGTACCGCCAGCAGTACCACCAAAATCATAAGTACCACTTGATGCAATAGCACCAAAATCTACTAAAGACGATAGACTGGCAAAATTTTCAATATCCTCAAATAAACCTGTGGATATTAAATCAATTGCACCTAAATCTTCACTAAATTCAACAGTAGCACTTTTAACACCTTGAAAAATTGGATTATCAAGGTCCTCTCTTCTCGTTAAAACTTGTAATGGTTTTATTTCCTCAGGAATATCTAAAATAACACTGGTTTCTCCCGTGCTGAAATTTCCTGTATCATCTCTTGCTTTGAGTATGTATTCCCCTTCTAATGCAGGTACAACAGCAAATGTAGAGTTACCTGCCAATGCAGGTATTAAATTACTTGAATTTTGAAATGTTCCAGTTCCATCTGATTTTAAATTATGTCTGACATATATTTGACCACCATGAATAACGTCTACATCAGGGTGCAAGTCCCATCTAAGTCTCACGTCTTTATCATTAACAGGTTCAATTGACAAACCAGTTAAATCTGAAGGTGGTGCTGTTTTACCTGTTGCTTCAAAATTAATGTTAGTAGAGGTAGAGGTTATTTCACCCACAGTATTATATGAAAATACTTGTATTTCATACGTTCCAGCATCAGAATTAAAAATTTCAAAATCATTACTTAAAACTCTAAAACTTGTAAAATTATTATCATCCAATCTGTAATTAATTTGGTATTCATTTACATTTGCAGCAACTTTCCAAGTAACAATAATTTTTGAAACTGCTTTACCATTTATTGCAACAATTTGTTCTGTTGCTTTTAATTCTGTTGGAGGCTCTACTGGTTGATTAAATACAGTTATATCTCTTGTTGCTATTGGGTCGTTAGCCTCAATAGCAGCGTATTTATTACTTATATAAGATAAAGCTGTAATTGTATAAGTTATACCATCGTTTTCACTTACATTTATAACCCTAAATAATTGTGATTGAATATCATCATTTTGAAATAACCAAACAGTATTTACATTTGGAGTTTGTGAAAATGCAGGTTCTACTGTAAATACCCCATTTGTGCAGTCCGTAACAGTTCTTGTTTCCATCGTTCCATCGGGGAGAACAACGGATAATTTAGGATTTACACCTAAAGTAATAGTTTGTATATTTACTGAACCTATATTATCAATAGTAATTGCTGTTGTCGTAGCAGTTTTAACCCTACCACCTCTTCTTTTTCCTGACCTTACAGGATCAGCAATTTCTATTACAGAATTAGGTCTTACTATAACGCCAGTATCTATTGAAGTTGAAAAAGTAACAACTTCAGATTCTCTTTCCTGACTAAATAAAACTGATTTTCCTAATCTTCTTGCCTGTGAAGCACTTGTACAAGCAAATGCTTTTATATTTTTAACAACAGCCCCATATTTATTCTGTCTATCTAAATCTGCTTGTATAAAATCAGATTTAGTTGAATCTGTATTGTCACCAACAGTTTCATAATCAAGCTCTCTTGTTTCCATATTGAAATAAGAAACATTTATAATTGTGGCTCTAGTTTTTATATCGCTACCAGAATATGAAAAACCTGCTTCAGTTACATTAGAAAGACTAAATAAATAACTTGGGTCTTTTGGTTCATCTTGTGCAAGAGATATTGAACCAGCAGACCATATTGGCATACACCTCATTACACCTGCTAATTCATTAATTAATTTAAAGGCTTCGTTAGAATTTTGAATACTTACATTACAACTAAACCTTGCTTCTTTTCCACTCGTACTACCATCACTGACCAGTTCATTTGCAAACTTGCTTGAATTAAAATAAGAAAACAAATCAATGTTCTCATATAGTTTTGCATCTGTAGATTGATCTGGTGCGATATGCGTTCCAAATCCATAGCGTTTATTAACTAAAAGATCGAGAAGTATGAACGAAGGGCACGAACACCATTGTGCTGCAGCCATTGTTCCATTAAAAACATAATTAGCTGGATAAATAATACGACCAGTATTACTATCAACAACTGGAATAGGTACAAGAGTAGAGCCAAGACTACCAGCATTTAAATTTGAAGGGCTTGCATCAAATTGAAAAGTATTTGTAGTAAAACTATCATTATCTAAAACAGTATAAGTACCATTAGGAGTCGAACCTGCAGAAGCAGTAAATTGAAAAGAATCACCTACAGCAAACCCATGATTGTTACTTGTAACTGTAACTATATTTCCTAATTGACTATGCTGTGAAGATATTGTACCTGTACCGACTCCCGGTATTCTTACTTTTATACCCCTTACACGAAAAAATCTTGGAGGAACAGAATTAAATTGTTTTGAATCAAATTTTATAGCAGCGTAGGCACTATCTTTATATTCTAAATTTTCATCTGTAAGAGGTATATATGAGTTCCAGCTAAACTCATTTTGCTCTCTACCACCCACAGTTGCATCTTTAGTTATTCTTAAAACATTTAAATTAACTATGTTACTTCCATTGTCTTTATCGAGATCGAGAAGATAACTTCTTTGATATAAGTCAGCAGTTCTTCCTTTGACAGTATCGTCAATGATTGTTGTAAATTCAGTTTCATTACTATATTTAAGTCGTATTTTAAATCTTACACTTGAACCCTTAATATCACCTTTTTTAGTTGATTTTTGTAAAACTGGGAAATCTATAATAACTCTAACTTGATCAAAGTTATTTGCGAATTGCCTTGTTACCCCATCAGATTCATCACCATTTGGTAATTTATCCGTAACAACTACTCCTACATCTACAGGTTGTCCTGTTGCTCGTACTCCTTTTATTTTTTGTTGATTAGAAGTTCCAAATCTAACTTGAAAATCTACATCAGCAAAATTAAAATTACTTGAAGAAGGATTTGCAGAATTTGCTGAAGATTGCAATACAGGAGTATTGTTTAAAAAAACATCTTTTAAAGCTGCATTATTGTATGCAGTCGTTCCTTGAGTAAGACCTTCTTTTGAAGGACTAGCAAAACCTTCTATTTCACCTTCTGATATTAAATCTAAAACTTTTAATTGCTGTCTTGAATTTAAATTGTCAGGTGCTATTTTTTGTTTCCTTCCACCACCAAATAATCCAAATAAAGAACCTTTAATAATATTTTCAGTCAATTTACTCCTCCTACTTCATCAGTTGTAATGTCTGCACTGATTACCACTGAACCAGTTAAGATTTCCCCGTAACAAATAGGAACAGGAGTTCCAGCCCTGGATGTATTTTGAAGGCCAGTAAAACTAAAAGAAATTCTTGGGTCGCCTTCCATATCATTATCAGGAAGAGGAAAAAGCATTTCACTTACACCAGTTAAAGCTAAACTTGCTCCAACATAAACTGCTGATTTTGCTATAACTGTACCTGCTGTTACACTAGCTCCTTGAGCAGTCATAAAACCAGTAGGGCCAAATAAAAAAGCACTTCCAATTATCAATGCACCAGCTACAACTTTTTCAAATCCACGACCAGCACCACTAATAACAGGTATAAATTTAATCTCCTGTGTGCCTGTTAAATCATGTAATTCAGTCTCATCAATTTCAACATCATTTACCAATACTGCATAATTTCTATTATTCATATATGCTTCTGCCTGTGGAAAATTATTAATAAGAAAACTTACTGCTTTTGCAGGAGTGTTAGCATGAATATCAAATTCCTTACGACCTATAAATTTACCTAAATCACCGTAAAGTTTTAATTTAGTCAACATAACGATACTTTGCTCCTGTACATTTTTGCAGCCAAGCAGAATAAGGCTCTCTACAAGATAGTCTATCGGTTAAATGATGTAAAACCTCCCCATTTAGAAAAATAGCAACGTGATTTAATTGTTTATTAAAAATACTCATTGCTAATACATCACCATTTAATAACGCTTCATCTGGACTTAATAACCTAAAACCTCTTTCTGGTAAAAGTGTTTCAAGTGATGGATTAACATAAAATTCTTGTGGTGTAATAGGTCTTGTATAATCTTGTAACTCTATATCTTTAACCTCTTTATACCAATCTCTTACTAATGTCCAACAGTCTGCAACAGCCCAAACCCATGGTCTACCTAGTAATGGCGGTTTATAACCTGTTGGTTCACAATAACCCCATTCTTCTGTTTTCGGATTAACAATATGCCATACTAAACCACTTTGTTCACAACTTATTTTATCTGCTTGACTTGCAATTGGTAAGTTATTTGGATGACTATGAATTACTGCAATAATCTCTCCTCTATTATCTGCTTTTACATAATCTTCTGGATCTAAAATAAAACATTGATGATTTGTTAGCGAAAGATTACGACAGGGGTGGTAAGTTTCTTTCCCTTTTATATTTAATAATAAACCGCAAGACTCTTTAGGAGCTTCTTCTTTAGCATGAATAATAGCAGCTTGCTTCCAATTCATCCTATAAACGTACCAATAGAAGGAAAATCTTTTCTAGTACATATTCTTCTAGGACATTTTACATTTGCCATGTCTAAAGCAGCAGCTAGTTCAAATTGTACAATTTCTCTATTTTCTGTTGACTTTCTGGCAATAGTAAATATTTGTTTTGCATCTTCTACATTTTCATCAGGTGTACCAAATGGGTTATTACCAACAAAATTAGCATGAGATAAAAACTTTGCATTTGTTCTTCTTCTTGTAAAGATTGCACCAGTTAAATCATTACCAACTGTGCCTCCTGAGTCAGGGTCATTTGGATCTGCCAATGTAGGATCATTAACATCAATAAGTAAAGCACTCATAAATCCTGTTGCATTACTAATAGTCAATGTAGGTCGTGGTAATTGACCACCTTTGTACTCAAAGCCTTCTGCTTGTATCGGAAATCTTTGATAACTATTACCGTTCCATATAATTTCACGATTAAAATTTAAATTAGAACCATTATGAAAATAATAAATTTGATTTGAACCGTGTAATGCTTTTTTAAGTTGTAATTCAAAAAGTTCTATGACAGAACTTGGATTAACATTTTGTAGCTCGCTTACATACTTAGCAGTACTCATGGTTCAAATACTTCCCTAAATGTTGCTTGTATTCTTGCTCTATTAAGATAAGGCATTGATTTATTCCAAGCCTCACATACAAATTTAGATGAGGTTGACTCACCTGGAGGAGTGAAATCAAAACTATCACTGTCTCCAGATACACCTGCTGCGTTTGCACGATCATCTAAGAAACTTTCAATAGTATCTGCTTGAGTTTCTGATACCTCAAAAGTAAGATTATAGATTTTAGGGTTTTGATGTTGCGTTAATCCAAAATTTAATCTGTGTTCAAATCCATCAGCAAAGACTACAGTACGAACTTTTGGAGCAGAGTTTTTTCGTACACCGTAAGTAGGTTTTATGTTCACCTCAGTATCAAAGTTAGCCATTATGCAAGTAAACCTCCAGGTCTTTTCTGTTTAATTAATTCTGTCTCTATAGCTGCTGATAATGCAATACCTAAAGCTCTACCTTCATTTTCATCTCCTTCTACATTAGAACCAGAAGCATCTACATTTACTACGATATTTGTTGAACCACCAAGTGCATGATTTGGTGTGATTGTACCAGATACGCCTGGGCTAAACATTTCAGGTCCACGTTCTCCAACAAGGTAACTACTTCCTCGTTTTACTGGCCCTCCTGCTGCTCTTGTAATAGAAGATATACCAAATGAACCTGCTGGTAAAGCTGCACCACTTGGTATTCCTGTCATTGCTGTTGCTTGTGCTCCTAACTGAGCAGAACTAGCTAAACCTCCACCAAAACCACTAAATAAACTTCCAAACATTCCCATAAATCCTTTTGATATTTGTGCAGCAGCCATCTGTGCAGCCATATCTAAGAAATGATCTGCTATACGCATAAACATATTTCTAAACGCATCTCCAACACTCATTGTTCCTTTTATTATTCCCTTAAAGGATTCTGAAAAAGCAGAACCAAGTGTTTTAGATAATTCAACTACTTGAAACTGAATATCATTTAATTTTCTTAGTTCAGCATTTACATCTTCTAAACCTGATGCAATAGAACGATTAGCTGCCTCTGCCGCATCTCTGTTTTGTATAAATTTATCTCTGATTATTGTCAATTCTGCTGAAAATGCTTTATTTTTATCTACTAATTCTTGTGTTGCATTTTTTTCTTGATTTAATTGACCTAATCTTTTTCTATTAGCACCTGCATTTTTACCTTCTCCCTGACCAAAACTTTCTGTTTTTAATTTCTTTTCTTTTTCTAACATTTCATCAAGCATTTGATTTATCGTTGCTTCGACACCTTGTCTTCTTACTGAATTTATAAATCTTAACTCATCATCTAATGTCAAATCTTTATTAATTTTTCTTATCGCTGCTAATGCAGATTGAACTGTATTTGCTTGTGCGATAGCATCAAATTTAGCAAAATCTCCTCCAAATTTTTCAGCAAATAATACTGCTTGATTTCCAAATCGCTTGAACTCTTGTAAAGCTTTTACTGCTTCTTCTTTTGTAATACCTAAAGACTTACCTAATTGTCTTACCTGTGATCCACTAATATTTGAACTAATACCCATTCTTTCCATTTCTTTATTTAACTCTCTAATAGATTTTCTAAAATCAAGAGTTTGTTGTATTTGTTGAGCTATTGCAGTACCAGCGATAGACAATCCAAAACCAAAGCCTCCACCTAAAGCACCACCTAAAGCACCACCGATACCACCACCTGCTGCACCTATAGCACCCTGACCAAATAACAGAGGAAAACCACCACCAATAAGAGCATTACTTAATGCACCTTTTGCTCTCTGCCCTCTAGTAGCAGCAAAACTACCTCCTGGAGCAAACTGACTTCTTATTAAAGAACCAATACCAGGTCTATTTGCTGTCGCAGCAGCATTAGCAGTAATCTCGTCTGCTCTTTGGCTAAATGCTCTAAATCCTCCCATACCAGGGTTAACATTACCAAACTGATTTTGTCTTAATAATTTTCTTCGTTCTGCAAATTCTTGTTTTATTGCTTTTTTTCTAAGTAAAATTAATTTTTTTTCTCTTGTTTCTATTTTTTTTACTGCATTTTCTCTTATCTTACTTACTTCTTCTTCTGCTCTTTTTCTGTTAGCAGTTTGTGTTGCTAAAGCCTGTTGTAATCTACCTTCTATATTTACACTTTGACCAGTTAATTTCATATCTCTCTGATCCATTCTTGCCAATGCTTCTTGTAAAGCTTGTTCTTCTTGCAATATCTGTCTTGATCTTCCAGATGCACCACCTTTTGGGGTTACACTTTGTCCAAATAAACTTTGTCCAGGTAATATTGAAGATCGTTGACCTTTTAAAGTAATACTTTGTAAAACCCTTTCACGTTCTTGATATTCTTTATTTAATTCTTTTTCTATTGATACTAATTGTCTTGCAGCAGCAAATTGTTGTTGTGAACCTGTAGCAGCAGCATTAAAATTTTTTGTTGCTTCTGATAATACTTTATTTAAATTATCAAAACTTCTAACAAGTAAGGTTTGATCTTTTGCAGCAGATTTTAATTGTTTAGCAAAAGAATCTATACTTGTAGTTGTAGCTTTAACTTCTCTATTGAAAGAAGTTAATTGTTTAGCACCTTTTAAAGCAACAGCAATATCTACATTATAATTAGCCACTTGCTATAAAAATTAAAACATTTTCTCTATATTACCT